GTCTTCATAAACTAGCATCGTTCATGCCTGCTACGCTCGACCGAATAATATTATTCAGTGAAAAGCCTTTTGAGTCAAGTGACTTTAATACACCTAACCATTTATTTCGCATCAAAGCAAATTCGTTGATCAGCATCTCGTAATCTACCACAGCCTTTCGGCCATCTACGTATTTTTCTGCTATCTTACTGTATCTCCGATTTATATCGTTATCCATCTACTATTCTCCAAGCTCCATTTTATAACCTGTTCAAGTTGTTGTTCTATCGGTTGTGGATTCCACCCCATCTTACTCATCTTCGAACCGTCAAGTGCATAACGTAAGTCATGCCCCGGTCTACTACTGTGGAAATCTACCATTTCATAGTTCAGTGGTTTGTTTTGTACGTTGGCAATAAATTGTGCTAGTTCTAGATTGTCTATTTCCTTAGGACCAACAATGTTAAACTTCTGACACTTGGCTCCACCGAAGTCTGCTTCTAATGTATTTAGCGGGTATTTGTATAGGAATATTAGTGCATCTGCAACGTCTTTAGCATGGATGTAATGCCTACTGCCTGCCTTGGTCTTTTGCGCATTGCTGTGAATTGTTACTTTTCCACCAGCTTGAATCTGTCTAATACACAACGGAATAAACTTTTCAGGGTGCTGTCTTTCTCCTATAACATTCATTGTATGCGTAATAATGCATGGTAGGTTGTAGGTATTTTCGTAAGCAACTACTAATTCTTCTGCCGCTGCTTTTGACGCACTATAAGGGTTGGTGCTGTTGTAACGATCGTTCTCTTTATAACTAACGCCAGGCGGTGCTGGACCAAATACTTCGTCAGTAGAAAAATAAGCAAACATATCCAAGTGGTCTAAGCCACGGGCGTATTCAAGTAGGTTTGTAGTTCCTACTACGTTGTCTAACACAAAGGCCATTGGGTATTGTATACTACGGTCTACGTGCGAGCCCGCGGCTAGATGTGCGATAAGATCCACTCTTCCAATTGCGTGTGCAATCTGCGGGTTAATAGATGCTTTTAGATCGTGGTGTACAATCTTTACCCTTTTTTGTTCTGCGGCTGGGTATGCTGAGACAACTTCGTGCAGTCTATTCAAGTTGCCACTGTAGTCTAACCTATCCAGACTTACAATGTTCCAATCTGTTTCACTTAAAATTTTATCTATCAAATGGTGTGCAATAAATCCTGCACCACCTGTGATCAATATTGTTTTACTCATTACTCATTACGTCCTATAAATTTAATTACAGACTAGCATCGTCTAGTCCGGCTACTCTAAGTTTTATAATATTGTTGATAGAAAATCCTTTGGAGTCTAAAGACTTTAGGATACCCAACCACTTGTTGCGCATTAGCGCGAATTCGTTTATGAGTAGTTCATAATCAACTACTGCACTCTCGCCGTCTACGTATTTCTCTACGTCACGACTGCTCAACGCTCGCTGATAGTTTTCCAGATACTTCTTGAAAAAAGAACTGCGCAATTTACGCAGTTCAATATTCAGATAGTTTAGAATTGCTTCAATCTCTTGAAGCTGATTAAAGCGTTGCTCGACAATGCCTGGCATTTCTGCTGAGGCTTTCTCAAGACTGCCTTTAATCTTTACTTCAAGTCGGGCGTCGTCTAACTCAGATTCAAAATGATTTAATGCATCTGGAATCTTTGATATGTCGTTTGATACTTTGTGGTACCAGCCCATTGTTAGTCCTCGTCGTCTAGCACATCTAAGTCTAGATAATATACAATTGCGTCGTCTAAGACAGCGTCCATGCCCATTGCGTCTTGCAGCACAATATCGCTTACGCCTTGATCTGCAAGCAAATCAATGTACTTCTCAGCAGCTATTTCTAGCTGCTTTTTGTCCGTGTACTGCTTAAACAACATCCATACTTCGCTAACGTGCTCTTCATTCATTCCCAGCTGACTCCTCAATATGATTCTGGTCTACTTCTTCGTCATCGCTATTTACCTCTTCAGGCTTAGCTGCTTTGATCTTAAAGAAATCTTCCATTAGCATATCGAGTTTTTCACCTACCCACTTTTTGCGGAATTCCAGGTGTTCTACGCCATCTGTGTCAATGTACTTGAGACGGTTGCCTGATTTTTCCAGCAAGCCTTTCTTCTCAAATAATTCAACAAGACCTGAGTATGGATTCATGCCGCCGTCGTAGGGGATTTTTACTTGCACACTTTCAAACGGTTTTGCATAGCGTGTTTTCATTACCTTACAAGCTGCACGAATACCACGTACATCAGAAATCTTATTGCCGTCCTTATCCTCTTTGAGTTTGAGTTTACGCATTGCAACAACTATTGAGCTAGCATAAATGAAGCCCTGTCCGCCACTGATTTTGTCATCAGGATCAAACATGTCTTGACTTGCGTATGTGTGGTTTGTGCACACAAGACCTACGTTGTATGCACCAATCATATTTACAGTGTTACGAACAAGTGACGCCAGTGCTTTGGGCTTACGACCCATATCACCTTTCATATCACCTTTCTGGAACTGATCAACGTCTGTTGGTGTCATCATCATACCAAGACTGTCAATTACGAACAGTACCTTGGGACGATCCTCTTCAGGCATATCCTTGTAGTCTTGCATGAATGTGTACATGGTCTTAGCCACGTCGTCAATCATACTCATACTCAGTTTAAGCATGTGCTCTTCAGACGTCTTAACACCCAATGCCTGCAACCATGATTCGTCAAGTGCGTTCTCTGAGTCAATCAACACCACGTAAATGCCTTGGTCCTGAGCATCTTTGATAATGTTACCTGAACAGATATAGCTTTTGCCTGCGCCTGATTCGCCTGCGAATACAGTTACCTTGCCCAGTGGAACACCTCGTTGAAAGTCTCCACTGATAAGATAGTTCAGCGCATAATTGCCAGTTGAAACCCAGTCTGTTGGGTCGTTAAAGCCAGCACTCATGCCTGTAATTGATTTTGTTAGATCCTTACGAAATTTTGATGGATCGAAAGATTTAGCCATAGTGACTCCTATATTGATTAAAAGATACTAGGGGAGGAACTCCCCTAGTTTTGGGTCTATTACTGGTTCTGACGTGAGCGAATCATTGACAGAATATCTTGGGCGCTGCCGCCTTCTGACTTCTCTTCTGACTTTGCTTCGACCTTGTCTTCAGCTTTGTCTTCAGCTTTGTCATTGTTCCAAGGAAGATCTTTTTCCTCTTCACTAACGTCAACCTTTTCGTCGGCCTTTGGTGTTGCTGCTGGCTTAGATTCAGTCTTTGCTTCTGACTTTACTGCCTTGTTAGGATCACCTGTGTTAGCACTTACGCCCGCTGGACGGAAATACTGGCTCCAACGATCAGCGTCGTATACTTCGCCGTCAACACTTGCTTCAAACATTTCCTTGATAACCTGTACTGCTGTTGCGTCAGGCTGCTTTGGAAGGAAGTCGCTCATGTCAAACAAGCCATGTTCTTCAATAGCTTTCGTCTCTTCTTCACTAAGCGGACGATCGCGTCGTGCCCAATTAGAAGTTGAGTAGTCAGCATACTGACCTTTGCTTGTCTTGTTTAAACGGAAGTCTACACCTGCGGTGTAGTCAGTTGGTAGTTCTTCCATTTCAGGATCCATAAGAGCCTGTTTGATGATCTGGAAGATCTGTGGACCAATAATAAACCTACGAATAGGATTTTCTGGTGTGGTGTCATCGCTCAATGGGTTGTCTTTTACAAACCCCTGGAAGATGTAAGAACGCTTTTTCCAGTACTTTCGACCCATGTCTTCTAGACTTGGATCTTTGAACCAACCGCGTACCTCAGAAAGGATTGGGCAAGTTTCGCCATACATTTCCATGCAAGGAACCTGTACAATTACCGGACGTGAATCCGTCTCACCTTTGATGCCAGCGAATGGCAACTTAATCATAAGCCTTTCAGCCCAGAAAAAAGTGTTTTCAGTATTGCCATCAGGAAGGAAACGTAGAGTACAGCTCTCGCCTTCTTTGATGTTCCAGAATGGGTAAATGGCTGAATCGCCTTTTGGTTGGTTACCGCCGCCTTTGTTTGCCTCTTGATCTTTCAGTTTTGCGCGAATTTCCGCTAATGATGCCATAGTAAATTGCCTCCAATGTTTTGTAATTTTGCCTATGTTTTCAGTGCCTTAGTGTGTAGCACAAGTTATATACTACACAATATTATTTATCCTGTCAACCATTTTTTTTGTATAAAAATGAATGACTTAGCTGATCTTAAAGACCAGCTAATCTTCTCACAGCATCAAACTCTGTGTTGTCTTGCTGTGGTTCTTCAATTACGTTCGACCCGCTACCTGCTTGGTGCTGCTCGAACGTTTGATTGATCTGCTCAATAAACTGCTTGGCTGGATCAATGTACTGCTCGCCGTAATCTTTCTCGACCATTGTTAGTACTGCTGTTTCACCTTTTGGAAACGCACCAGTAGCACGGTCATAAAAGCTAAGAATAAACTCACTCAGTGGTGATTGCTGATCCTTTGGTTCTTCTGGCGCTGCTTCTGCTGTTAGTTTGTCAAAGTGTTGCTTTAGCTGAACTTCTTTCTTTTGGATGTGCTGTAGCATATCCTTGTCGCCGTCTTTCCAAGCGTCCATTTTAAGTGATTTCAAGTCTGCTAGCTTGCGCTTGGTTTTTTCTAGTTCGTCTTCAACACGATCACCAAATTCGTTAGCTGTTACTTCGTCCATCCACTCGCCCATTAGCTGGTTAAAGTATGACTCTATTTCCATCTCTTCTTTAGGCACGCAGTTAGGAACTTCTTTTCCGTTCTTTTTCTTCATACCAACCTGTTTGTAGTTATCCCAGCAAGGATCTTCATCTTCTGAAACATCTTTGCCCGGCTTAATGCCATAACGTCTTTTAAGCTCTTGATTAATCAACTTCGTTTGAAGACCGCGTTCGCTTCCGTCACCTGGCTTTTCGCCAACGTCTTTAGCTAGCATCTTCAACTGATCGTCAGTCATAGCACGAACTCTTTTCTGTATATCTTTAGGCTTCAAGTCACCAAAGTCCATTAGCTTGTTGAACTTTCTGCCAATGCCTTCCTCTACGTCATCGTCGTCATCTTCACGCCCGCAGTCAGTTTCGCCTAACAAGTCATCTGGGCCTAGATCTTTAACTCTGTTTGCTTCGCCGATCAGTTTGTAGATGTACGGAAATACATCTTTTAACTCTTCGTTAAACTGACGTATAGTAAGTTGGTCAATCCAGTTCTCTTTTACGTCTTCTGGTATTTCTTCAAACACTGGCTTCTCAAAACCTTCGTATGCTTCTTTGTAATAACCAGGCTTTTGTAAACTATCAATTCTTTTCTTGACTGTACCAATACGCTCGTGTACAACTCCCATGTACTCAGCTAGGCTTTCTGCCATAACTTTTGAACGTCCCATGTGGTTCTTAAACTTGCGTAGCTTCGACAGTTCTTCAGACAAGTCAACAATGTGTCCGCCGAAGTCGTCATAAGTGGTGCCGCCTTCAGCTACGTGACGAGCCATTGCTCTTGCGCCTGCTAGGTGCTTGTATGGATATTTGAACCTTTCACCTTCTGGGCTTTCAATGTAAATTGTTCCAATGTTTCGTGTGCGCCCTGACGGTGTTTCAGTGTCAATGTTTTCAGTATGCTTAATCACTAGTCTGGCACTGTCTATATTTTGGTAACTTAATTTTGAAGTACCATATAACTTCGATTCATTCATGCTGCTGTCTCCGGAATTCGTTGCGAGATATTGATAGTCTCGTTTCTCTAAGTTTGATTTTGTAATATTACGAACGTCAAAGTTAAGCATTCTCTTCTTTGAAAACATTCTCATTCCACGTAAAAATTCATACCACTTGCCTTTAGCTATTTCGTTTTCTGTAACACGGTCGGCGAACATAATAACGACGCCGTCCTCTTCGTCTAGTGATATACTAATCTTATCGTCATTAGTTTTATCAAAAGTAAATTCGAAGTAGCGTGCTTCAGTTGGTTCGTTAGTGACATTACCTTCACTGTCGCCAATAGTTACGCTCGGAAATCTTCCGCGTACCTTTGAAAATAACTCTTCTGCAATTGTATTTAAGTCCATAACGTATTTATCCGTTGCTACTCATAAAGATGGGCATCGGAGGATCGTAGTCGTCATCCTCGGCCTGTGTAAACGTGTTGTAAATCTTAGGATCCCAGTCTTTGAGTACAGCCATCATTCTTATAGTTAAGAGTAGCGCCGAAACTAAGTCGTCTGCGTGTCCTTGTTTTGCTTGAAAGCTAGAGCCTGTTGCAATAAAGCCTTTAAGTTCCGATATTAACGGTTTTGAGTGCACTTCCATTTTACTGTTTTCTATCATAGTCTTTAGTCGACTACAAGCGGTAATCTTTGCACCGTGAGTTGTGTTAAATCCTCGACGGAATTTCCTTACGTGCCCTTTACGCATTGGTTCTGATATAAACAGTCCCGGGATATTCTCTTCTCCTACGTCTTGTATGACTAGTAGAGCAGCTTCGCCTATGCTGTTATTTTCCACGCTCCAGTAAATGCTGTTAGGAGCTTTGATTTCGTCTTGTATGTATGCACAGATATCTTTGAGTATTCGTATCTGGCCAGGAATAGATGTCTGGTTGTGGAACCATTCTGCTACTTGTACATAGGTAGGAAGTTCAATTACCTGTATAGCAGCGTTGTCGCCGCCTGTGCCCATACTCGGGTCAAGTGCTACAGCATACGTATAACCTGCCTTAGGCTTCTTATACCAGCGTGTTTGCCCCATGTTAAGTATCGGGGTCATCCCCTCCATCTCGGACAGTTTGATTGCATTAATTAACGTCTCATCGAATATTAGGAATTCGCAGCCGTACTCACGACGAAAGCGTTCTTCACCAATACGTCCTACTTCAGCAACCTTCCATTCTTCGTCACGATCTGGGTGAGCATCCCACGGCACTGTAAATGCGTGAAAGCCGTTTATGCCTAGCGTTTGTTCGTTGCCGTGTTCGTCGAATTTCTTTTCAGCATCCTTCCAAATTGTTGCGAACGTGTCTTCGTCCGAGTTTGGTGTAGATGTTATAATAGCTCTACCACCTGTTGCTAGTGTAGGTGATATTGAAGTCCAGAATTCTTCAGCAATGTTTGGCTGTACAAACGCAAATTCGTCACAGTACAGTAGTGATATACTCATACCACGTCCCGTGTTGCCTGTAGTTGCCTGTGACACAATACGCGAGCCGTTTTCGAATTCTATACTACCTTTGTTATACGAGGTTACGCCTGCACGAATATGATCAGGACATAATTCATAGATATAGCGAATACGCTGCATAATCTCTTGCGCGCCTGAATACTTGTGTGCAGCAATTAGGATTGTTTGGTCCGGGTGGAACATTGCATACCAAGAAAGGTATACCGCAGCACATGTAGTCTTACCTGTCTGACGAGGCAACATGTTTATGTTAAAGCGATATCCGTGATAACTGGCCATCAACTCTTCTTGATAGTCATAAGGTTCAAAGAGTAGTTTGCCTTTTACCGGATGCTGTATGTATGCAAAGTTTTTTGCGAAGTAGAAATACCCCTCGTCAGGATCCATACATTTAACAAGTTGTCCTATTTGTTTTTCTGTATAGGTTTCCTGCTGGTTAGCTTTTTTGGTTAGTACGCCGTCAAGTGATTTGCTCATAGTGTATTTACTCAAGACAATAGCGCCCGGTGGCGCTATGCGAAGTTACTTCTTCTTTTTGTCTTTTGGTAAATTGCCTTTTTCTTTAGCTGCTTTGATTTTCGAGCCTTGATACTCTGCTTTTGGAGTTTCAATTTTTCCGTCACCGTCGTAATCTTTATCGGCTTTCTTCTTTTCAGAAAGTTGCGCGTATAGTCTGTCTTTGACACCCTCGACAGCCATTGCGTTGTCGCCGTCTTGCGCTTTTGCATACGCTCTCTTCTGACGGTTTAGGCCGCCTGACAAGTCTTTGGTCATATACTGGTGGTCTTGCTGCTCTTCGTCTGGCTCGTTATCGTAGCCTTCGTCGGTACTGCCTTGGATGATTTCTTGAACCTCGTTAGCAAGGGCTTCGTCAACTGATTGCCCTGCAATGGTCGCTAGATCGTCGACCATTCCATCAGAAATTGGAGCTACGTCCCAGAACTTGTCAAGTTCTTCGTCTCCCCAATCGTCAAGGTCTTTCCCGAAGTATTTTTCAGCCTTGGCCATTTCGCCAACTTCCATCATATCCTGTGATGCACCAGAATCAAGGAAAAAACGTACCAATCCATCTGGCAATGCATCTCCTAGGTCGTTTTTGTATTTAGAATACTTGTTATACCACTCACGTACAGCTTCTTCCTTGCCACCAAGTGCTCCTTCTTCGTTGTCTTCGAACGTTGGTTCTTTCATGCTTGCACTTGACTTACTAACTACCTGGCGCTGACCACGCTTGACCAACTCTTCGATTACCTCGGCTTGTTTACGACTATCCATTTTGCTAAGTTTCTGAAGAAGTCGGCCAGCATCTACGCCTGTGAACTCGTTGCTGACTGTATCTTTAAACTCGCTTTGGGCTCTGCGATCGCCTTGGGCTACTTGTTTAACCAACCCAAGTAACTTCTCGACTTCTTGGCCGCTACCTGATGACATTTCATCTACGCTTTCACCGCCCGGCGGTAGTCCGTGAACTTTTTTTTCAATTCCGCCTATGTCGTCTTCGCCTGTTACCATTGGTTCTGGATCGCCCATAATGCCTGCTAGACGTTCCATGTCTTGACGTGCTGGCATAGGTTGCGCTGATTGCGCAGACTGATCGTTCATGCCTGCGTTACCTAGCATCTTAGCAAGGCTAGC